TTCCAACTCTGACTAGCTGCTGTATTTTCTATTTTTAATGCGATCGCTCTTGCTCTTGCACGTGTATCTACTTTTGTGGTTGAACTAGTCACATCAAAAGGACCAAGAGCTGAACTTGCTTGAGAATCATTTGGAAAATTTCTTAATTCTAAAGTCACTCTAGTTGCTCCTGTTTGTGATATAAAGTCAGGAACAAATCTTCTTATTTTCATTATAAACTCTCCATCTCCTCTAAGATCTGCTGTGCCTGTTGTAGCACCCCTTGCCGTTCTTTGTGTAATATCAAAATCTCCAGAGGATATGTTAGCTGTTATAGCAGTTATTGTTCCATTTCTATTTTGATCTGTCCCTGTTTCATGTTCATAGTAACTTGTTCTACCCTCTGTGTTTCCAACAACATCAAAGGATGTATCAGTAGATGCATCGTACTCTAAAGCATGGGGTTTACCAAATACTGCAGAATCTCTCCACATTGTTCTTGCTAAACTACCAACTGTCCACACGGGTCTTCTTGTAGATGAATCAAAATAATTATAAGCCACCATTCTATTTACAACCGAAGAATTAGATTCTGGATAAAACCATATGACTTCACCAAATAAATTATTTAATCCTGCTGATACCATTTGATTACCAGACTCTAAATTTATATTATCATAAACAAAATCTTCTACTAAACATGGTAATGATTCTAATTTACCTGCATATCTAAAGAAACCATTCTCTGACATCCAGTATGCAGCACCATCTACTTCAACACACGCATTTTGTCCAACGAGTCCGCAGTGTGTTCCAACTTGTGAAAATGCGAATACAGCTGGTTGACCAACAAAACGTTGTGTGAATAAAGCTGTATCAGTCCACACATAGATTGCATCTCTACCACGAATGGCTCCTCTGATCTGTGATCCGTCGGCCAGTCTTTGTGTGCCCGCTGTAGTTTCTGCTGATTGCACGTAATTATTTATATCTTCTTGATCCGAGAATCTTATAAACATATCATCTTGTGTAGATGTATCTCCAATAGTTGTTTCTGTGCCATAGAATACTAAGTGACGATCCGGTGTAGATACGACCATGTGTCTTGATGCAGTAGGTGCACCTGTAATGATTGCAGCCCTAGTTTCGGTAGCATTTGATAATGCTGAGTTCCATTCAAATACAGCACTATCATGTATTAAACAAATTGCCTTGTCACCAAAATTATCAAGTGACCACATACCTGGTTCTAATACTAAGTCACCAGATGCTGCCTCACCCCATGCAACAAAGTCTGATGAGTTTGTAACCGTGGCGCCATCAGAGTGTGCTGATCTGGTAGAGTTTCTAACGGCTCTTGTAATACCTGTTAAATTATTTCCAGAAACTCCTGTATAAGAAATTTCTTCATTACCCACTTGAATAAAGTTTGTACCTGAACTTGGAAATTGTGAAGCATCAGTTAAAGTAATAGATGTTCCTGATCCACCTGTTCCTGCGGTATCATCTAACAACGCTCCATTTAAAGTTGTAGTTCTTGCAGATGTATCTTCACCACTCCAAGATCCTAAACCCCAACCAAAACCTTTTGCTTGCACTGCTGGTCCAACAGGATAATAATGTTGGACTCGTATACCGCCTGAAGTCGTTGCACCAGATCCTGATTCATTTGATGGCATCGTGATTGTAATTGTTGTTGCGTTTGGAACCGTTGTGACCATAAATTTTTTATCATCAAAATCAGAAGAACCAAAATTAGAATTTGTAATTGTAGAAAAATTATCTAATAGTATAATGTCTTGTGGGTTTATACCATGAGATGTACTAAAAGTTATCGTAACAGTCGGTGATCCGTTAGTCGTGGTAAACGCATTTGTAAGTGTGGTTGTTGTTTTAATAGGGTGTATGTCATAAAATACTCCACCAGAAAAAGCGTATAGTATTCTGTTAGTTCCTATGATTGAGTATTTTCTTGATAAACTATTTATAAAATGGTGCATACCTCGACCTGCACCTGTTAATTCATTAGATCCTGTGCCACCTAATTGATTCCAACCACCTATTTTTTCAGGTGTACCATATCTAAATCT